TTTTCAGTTGATTCAGAGACCATTGGGTGGTGTATTTAGGCAGCAAAGTTCTTCTCGGGTTTCTGGTAACGGCAGTTTTATTCTTGATTTGCATACGCCTGTTGCTTTTGCTGAAAAAACTGACATTGAACTTAGGGCAGTTGCTTCAGCCGGAGCTTCAAACGTGTCTGCTGAGTTTGAGGGCATCTACATTAAAAACCCTGACTGATCATGCCAAGCAAATCACCAGCCCAACATCGTTTGATGCAAGCCGCCGCCCACACCAAGGGCGGCTTTGGTGGTGTGCCACAAAAGGTCGGCAAAGAATTTGTCAAGGCCGACAAAAAAATGAAAGATGGCGACGTAGCTCAATCTTTGAAAAAAGCTGGTTTTTATGAGCCGTCCAAAAGCAAATCTGAGCGATTGAAAATCGTCAACGATGTGACGACTAAGCCTCAACGGTTGGGCATGGTTGAGAAGATGTTTTCTGAGAAAAAAATGAAGAGCGGCGGGGTGTCTCTTGCTGTCGGTCGCGGTGAAAAGTTGCCTGTTGAGAAGGGTGCTGGCCTGACGGCCAAGGGGCGCGAGAAGTACAACCGAGAAACGGGGTCAAATCTAAAGCCTCCACAGCCGGAAGGCGGGAAGCGAAAAGACTCGTTTTGTGCCAGAATGGGTCCTATTGCTCGGGCCAGTGAAAAGGGTTCAAGAGCAAGGGCTTCCATGAAACGTTGGGCTTGTTCGGGGTGGTAGATGGCCTATTCAGGAACAGTCGGCACAACCGTAATCAACACTCAGAAGCTCATAGATCACGGTGCTAGGCGCTGTGGGAAGTTAGCTGAAGAGTTGACCTCAGAACAGATTCTCACTGCAAAAGAGAGTCTGTTTTTTCTTTTGTCAAACCTGATCAACATTGGCATCCAGTATTGGGCCATTGAGAAAAAGGTTTACGGTCTGAAAGCCGATCAGTATATCTACAAACTTCCAATTGGAGGTAACGACGTACTGAATGTAATGTACCGGCAGATGAACAGGCCGACTCCTAACGATACTGGGGGGTACACCAGTAGCGCCGGAGGTGTCGTAGAGAACGCTTTTGACGGCAACATTAATACTTTTTGTACGCAGACCTCTGCAAACGGCAACATTGCAGTAGATTACGGGACTGACAATCCTGTTTATTTGGGTTCTATTGGTGTTTTGCCGGGTGTTTCGGGCACGTTTTCGGTCATTTACGAGTATTCCGCAGATGGAATTACTTGGAGTACGTTGTATGACCCCGGTGCAGAGGTTTGGGTAAACAACGAATGGATCTGGCACGACATTGAACCCGGTCAAACGGTGCAGTATTACCGTATGAGAATGACCGGAGGGGGGACTATCAGTGTCAGGGAGCTGTTTTTCGGTAACAACTCAACCGAAATCCCGATGGCTAGGTTGAATCGGGACGATTACACCAGTTTGCCGAACAAGAACTTCACTGCAAACCAGCCGTATCAGTATTGGTTCAACAGGACGATCCCACAGGCAGAGATCACCTTGTGGCCGGTTCCAAGTGATCCCTTCATTCAGATGACTGTTTGGTACTCCAGACAGATCATGGACGTTGGAGCCTTGTCAGGAGAGCTAGAAATCCCTCAGAGGTGGTATCTGGCAATTCAGAATATGTTGGCTCATCAGATGGCTCTAGAACTGCCGGGGGTTGATCTCGCCAGAGCGCAGTATCTTGAGGGTCAAGCAGAGAAGTATCTGACTCTTGCGGAGAATGAAGAGCGCGACAAGTCTCCGATTTACTTGGCCCCGAACATATCTGTCTATTCAAGGTAGTCATGCCTAAGTTTCTTGACACCCTTGGGTACTCTGATATTGCAATTGCAGTTTGTGACCGCTGCAAGATGAAGCGAGCGCATTCTGTAATGAGGCCAGACCCAAACTTTCCGGGTTTGCAGGTATGTGATCAGGGGTGTGCAGATGAGTTTGATCCTTACAGGCTCCCCGCTAGAAAGACTGAGAGGATTACGATTCGTTTTCCAAGGCCGGATGTCAGCGTAGCGGTAGACCCGAACAACATAATCACCACGGGATACGGTGGATACGTCATCTCCACCCAAGAAAGCTCTCAAACTCCCGAGGGTGATGGTAACGTCGATGGTTTGAACACGCAGCCATAAAATGCCGAATGTCACGATTACACAACTCCCGCAGGCTACGCCACTAAACGGGACGGAATCGGTAGCAATTGTCCAAGGTGGGCAGACTCGGCAAACCACCACGGGAGCGATAGCTAACGCCCCGAATCTTCAGCAGACCTTTCTGACGATTGTTCAGGAGCCTACCCTTCCTCAGAGCAGGTATCTATCAACAGGAACAGGTCTAGGGCTTCAGGACAACGGAGCGCAGTCGTATTACAGACTGACCCTAAACGGAGCTTCTGGGAGTCTGGAAGTCGCTCTGACGGGCATCATTGCTAAGACGGATTCCAGCACCGTAGTTGCGAGAACGTTCACGGTAGGTTCTGGGCTAAACATAACGAACGGAAACGGTGTCGCTGGGAATCCGTTGTTAGAGCTGACGGGGACTGTTTTAAGTCTTGCCAATCTTGCTTCTACAGGGATGCTCTCAATTGGCGGGGGTTCTGTTAACGCAAGGACGTTATACGGCACGACCGATCAGATTACGATTACGAATCCTACAGGTTTAGCAGATCCTGTTTTTGCGATAGCTAACAATCCTGTAATCCCCGGAAATGCTGGAATCAGGATTCCTCAAGGAACGACAGCAGAGCGACCGGCGGGACAAGATGGTTGGTTGAGGTACAACACTGACGCCAACGCTTTTGAGGTCTATGAGAACGGTTCTTGGGCAAATCTCCCTGCGGGCGCTGTAACTCTAATAAACACGGGTACAGGGCTTACTGGTGGGCCTATTACTACGACAGGGACTATCTCCATAGATTCAACCGTTGTGACGCTGACGGGTTCTCAGATTCTTACGAACAAGACTATCAGCGGTTCTAACAACACACTGTCAAACATTGCTAACGCAAGCCTCACTAATAGTTCGATTACGATCAACGGATCGTCTGTAAGCCTTGGCGGGTCAGTAACGGTAACGGCTGTCAACCCGAATGCGCTAACGATTGGAACGGGACTATCGGGGACAAGTTACAACGGATCCAGCCCTGTCACGATAGCTATAGATTCGACTGTAGCTACGCTTACTGGATCGCAGACACTGACTAACAAGTCAATTAGTGGCTCAACGAATACGTTGTCAAACATCGGGAATGGTTCGCTGACGAACTCTTCCATTTCGTTTACTTATTCTGGTGGCATCTCGGGATCGGCTTCTGTAGCGTTGGGAAGCTCTAACGCTCTATCTTTGTCCAACATCCCGAATTCATCCCTTCAGAACAGTGCGGTCACGATTGGGACGACATCAATCTCTCTGGGGGCTACTTCTCTAACGTTGGGTGGGTTGACCTCGGTAGCGGTTACTCAGCCTCCTACAAGTGCGTTACAGTTAGCCACAAAGCAGTATGTAGACGACGCTGTATCTACAGGGATTGATATTCACACTCCTGTAAGAGTAGAAACTCCAACTGCTTTGAATGCTACCTATACCTCTGGAGGAACGGGGGTAACGGTAACAACGATCAGTGGTAATAAAACCCTGACCTTCAGTACGTCTCCGAGTCTGTCTGTAAATGACCAGATTGTCTTTTCTTCAACGGCTAATGGGATTACATCAGGCACTGCGTACTATGTGTTCTCAGTTCCTGCCGGTAATCAAGTTACTCTTTCCTTGAGCTACAACGGTCCAGAGATCACGACTCTGACAAATGGTACGGGGTTGACGATTTCAGGAACGGTGAACGCAGGTGTTGGTGCGACGCTAACGAATGCAGGCACTAAAGCGGCGTTACAGATTGACGGAGTAAATCTTTCTGTCAGTAACAGAGTCTTGGTATATAACCAGACAAACGCTTATGAGAATGGTGTTTATACCGTTACGACGGTAGGAACGCCGGATCCGGGTGGTACAAACTGGGTTTTGACGAGATCAACGGATACAGACACCTTTAGACCTGACAGCACTACAGGCTTGGGTCAGGGGGATTACTTCTTTGTTCAAGAAGGAAGTACAGGTGCAGGCGAGTCGTATGTCTTAACGACTGCAAACCCGTTGATCATCGGCACAACTAACTTAACGTTTACACAGTTTTCATCTTCTCAGGTTTATTCTGCTGGAACTGGGTTGACGCTCTCGGGGACGCAGTTCAGTCTGACAAGTCCGGTAACTGCTATAACCGGGGGCACAGGGCAGACCAGTTATGCTGTTGGGGACATTTTGTATGCCTCGACGACAACAGCATTGAGCAAGTTAACAAAGGGACAACAAGGGTACGTTTTGAAAGCCGGGGCTACCATTCCTGAGTGGGATGGGATCTCTGGCGGGACGTTCTAAGGAAAAAACATGGCCGCTACCAACTTCACGCCCATACAGTTATACCATTCGACCACCACGACTGCGGTTCCGGTCAATACCAATCTGGTCGATGGTGAGCTTGCTATCAACATTACTGATGGCAAGTTGTTCTATAAGGACAACAGCGGAACGGTGCGGGTCATAGCGACCAAAGCGACGGGAACCATTGGTGGTTCAACGACGCAGGTTCAATATAACAACGCAGGTGCCCTTGCAGGTTCTGCGAACTTTACGTTCGACGGAACTACTGCAACGATTAACACGCTGAATCTGACGAATGCTTTGGGTGCCACATTCGGTGGTACAGCACAGAGTTCGTGGACGACCGGCGATCTTCTCTATGCGTCGGGTTCCAATACTCTGGCGAAACTAGGTATTGGACTGAATACTTATATTCTTACGTCCAACGGAAGTATTCCGGGGTGGGCGGCTCCCAGTGCGATCTCTGTTAATACTGCAACGAATCTAGCGGGTGGCGCTGCTGGATCTGTTCCTTATCAGTCTGGAGCAGGAGCAACGACGTTCCTGTCCATCGGAACAACGAACCGTGTCCTGACTTCTTCTGGAACGGCTCCTCAGTGGGTGACTGCGCTTACGGGTCTGACAAGCGTCTCATCAAACTTTGACACCCTTGGCGGTTCTGGGTTCACGCTGCCTGCGGTGCTATCTGCGACTGCTCCGGCAAAGCTCTACATC